GTGATCATAGAGTCTAGTTCGTGGAAGTTTAGGTTCTGAAACTCATCCACTATAATGATTGCATTGTCCAACGTTGTTCCACGAATGAAACTAGTAGACCAGAATGAAATAGTTCCCTGTGATTTGAGGTTGGTATACAACATATCAAATGCATTATCATCAGGCATCTCAAACATGTATTTCACCATGTTCTTGTATGGAATCTGATATAAGGAAGACTTATCCTCATGGTCACCGGGAAGGAAACCAATCTCTCTAGTGGCTACAAGAGACCTGACGATGTATATTTTCTCATAGGGAGTCCTTGGATCTAAAACATCTAGAAGAGCATTGTAGAGGGTAATAAAGGTCTTACCAGTACCAGCACAACCATATGCAACCAAGTTTTGATTCTTCTTATACAGATCAAAAAATATTTCTTGATTGTCTGTGAGAGGTTCAATCTTCTTGATGTAGTCAAGATTGATTGGTTTCTTTCTCTTCATTTGTTTGTTACTCATACCAAAGGGAACTGGGTTAGTACTTCCAATACCTGACTTACTCTTTCTAGGCATATTCGATTAATCGTAATGTTTTAGGGTTGATCCTGGTTGCTGTTTCGCTTTGGAAATAACATCCTTCCATCCTGGATGTTTAGTATAAAGTTTACTGAGTGGGTCACCCATTTCTATTCCAAGCTTAGGGGCATTCTCTGGAGTGTAGTATCTTTCCCAATCAGGATTATCTTCACGCCATTGATCCCAATCATGAATACTCATGACAACTTCTTTAGTTTCACCAGTCTCTTTATTCTTAATTGGATATGTTGCCAACTTCAAACTCCTTAATAATAATCAATATTTATCACCAATCCAGAGCTTCTGAAATGGTAGGGAACTGTTCTTTAAATACCTCCTTACATGCAACTGCAATGTCCATGTGTTCTTTCTGAGTTCCATTAGCAGAACGAAGATCAATGTAATGAACCCAACTGCGAACAGAACCTGTCATGTAGATTTTTGTAGGAGTTGCGAGAGGCAATACAAAACGAGCACACTCTTTTGCGATACCATATTCTAACATACTTTTGTAGAGTTCCATGCCCTCTTCAAAATGTTTCTGAATTTTCATTTCATATTCTTGACGAATATGGGGATCAATGTCATCAATAGAGTTCTGACGGTTCTTTGTGTCCTGCCTACGAAGGTCAGGAAGAGGAATTACGTCTGCCAACATAGAACTGTCAGCATATCTCTGTGAAAACTCCTGGAAAGTGAAAGAGCGATGCCTTAGGATCTGTGCAGCGATTCCCCGATTAGTTTCAATTTCTAGAGTCAGGTATGCCTGTTCAAAGATACTCCAGTGTTGATGTTTGATACAATACCCAAGCAGACCGGAGATCTTTTCATTCTCCTGGTTGTTTGGATTACTTACCCTGGCACAGTAGGCCATATGCTTTTCAGCATCAGGGGTTACACTAATAACTTTTACACTCATGTTAGTTCTTCCTCATCCCATTCATCTTTTTCAATTTTTCTGAGTTTTTTTAACTCTTTCATCATACCTTTAATTTCTTGATAGGCTGCTTCTGGTGGCATCTTACCACTAATTTCAAACCCAACAATCAAAGAAACCTTATCACCAAATCTTGCAAGAGCTCTTTCAAACTCTGATAGGCTAGAGTAAACCATTAGTCAACATCATAGAACACTTCATCATAATCATCAACAGGAACATTTGTATATGTAGGTTCTTCTGTGACAACACTTTCTAGTTCATCAGAAAACAATTCTTCTCTTAGTGTTCCTAAAAGAAATTCCATTTTACAAATCGTTGCTCTCAGTCTTTCCTTATCCATTCGTATAGTAGGCCTCAAAATATTTTACAATTCCAGATGTACCTGTATTACCTTGAGACACCCAGTCATGAGAACATTCAGTAATACTTTTCATACTATACACTGGTTCACCATTCTCATCTGTCTGAGAACCAAATCTAGTCAGTAAGAATGTATATACTTTCTGTCTGGTCTCTAGTCGGTCATCACTGTATCGCCAATCAGTAACAGTAGTCATATGAATCTAGAGTATGCATTATAATTATACACAAAAAAAGGACGGGAGTCAATCCCGTCCTGAAAGTTAAGCTAGAATCCTCCTACAGATTCGTTTACATACTTGTTGCGAATCATCACATTCAATTAGACAGTCATAGTAATCGTTCAGAATATCAGACTCCTCAGATGATTTTTCCAAACTATTTACAAGACCATTGACATCTTGTTTCCATCCTGCAAGTTGATTATACGATATAATGTTATGCATGATTTTCTCCATTAGTTTACATCATAATATGGCTGGGCATCCATACCTCTTAATTCTACCAATATTTAGTCAGGAAATCCTAACTTTTTCAAAAGTGTAATCTAAAGACAAAAAAAGAGAGAGTTCTTAACTCTCTCTGTGTAGTAAGTTTAACTTACTTTGAGTAAGTACGACCCCTGTAACAAAATGTTCCATGGGTTTCTTTGGATTCGACACAACGTGTATCATACTCAACACCACGATATGAGGTGTGAGAGATTTGTGCATCGTGAAGGGCAGATGCTTTGTTGATCTGCTTTTTGATCATGAGTAGTGTATTCATGATTGACTCCTAAAGTAGTTGGATTTTAATCCGTTCCTTTAGTCGTTTGCGTCCCAATACCAATCACACTGTGGTACAGATTCCTTTACGGTCTCAACAAGTTCAACCTTAACTATATTGGAAAGGTTATTGTTTGTATCAATCCTCAGCATAATAGCATCGGCTTGTGTACAGGTGAGTGTTGAATAGAATAGTACTTCTAACATGGGATGAACGAACTCCGTTCCGCGACTTACTTGCGTCAGGGTTTCCCCTGATGAACGATAGGTCTATTATAGACCGCTGTGTCTATTTAGTCAAGAAGAACTTTTTTTGTCCATTTTCATTATCTGACCAAAGTTAGACTTCTGACCTTTCTTAATTTTCTTATACTCTTTGATGAGTCTCTCGACTTCTTGATTAGAGACGTTGACTGTAAGTTCATTCTCATCTTCCTTCTCAACAAATCCAAGTCCTGACTGCTCCATACTGAAGACTTGAGATTCTTTATCCTCAACATAATCGTTGATGACCTCTTGAATCTCACCTCGGATTAGTGAGTTAATTTGTTCTCTCAGTTCTTCGTCTTTCATTTTTTAGATGGATTCCAAAGTTTAGGGTTTGCTCTACCTTCAGCTTGTGTAATATTCTTTAAGTCACTACGATAATTATCCCAATACTTATCAAATATCTCTGATACTTTTGGTGCTAATACAATATCAAATTTAGTTATACCGTCTTGAAGATACTCAACCAGAAAGGCACTGGTTGGAAGAGTCTTGTCTTGTGCTGCTGTGGGGTCACAGTCTTTTTCAATTTCTCTTACACCCTTTCCCATTAAGATCTACCTCCCCATTGGATGTCAGGGAATGCCACTTCAACAACACCTTTACTGATTTTGTACTGAGATTCTAGAGCCTTATCCTTAGTAAGAATAAGGATGTTTGCCTCCTGAGGATGAAGACCTTCAAGAATCTGAATGAACATAGTCTCTCTACGGGTCTTGGAGAGTGAATCATTGCCACCCTTTACAAAGTGATAAAGGTTCTTCCATTCTTTCCTCAGAGAGGTATGGTCAGTCCCTAGAGGAACATCATTCTTCTCAAAAGGAACTTCACCATCTGGAAGTAGAGAGATGACAGTCTCATCAAAATTCCAAATCAGAACTGCCTTGAGTGCTTCTGTAGAATATTCTTGAAGAATTTCAATCTTCTTTGCCTTTGATCTTTGCGCACTCACAAGATCCAAAATCTCAAAGATAAATGGATTTGGTGGTAGCTTTGTGTTAGTCGTTTTCTTCGTCTTCGCTGATGAAGTCATTTTCAAATCTCACGGATAAAATTTCGTCTGGAATAATATTACCATTCTCATCAAACATTTCTGGATGGATGAATGGCATTCTTGTTTGGTCTAAGTAATCTTTTACCAACCAACCTAGGAGAGTTCCTACTAAAAGAAAAAGTGCTGTGACTGCAACGGACAATAGGATGATTGCTGTTTCCATTTAATCTCTCCGAGAACTTACTTTCTTTATGTCTAGATGAACATTAAAATGAAAGTTAATCTCTCTGTTGAAGAGAGAAACTAACTTTCCAAACCTTAGTTCAAAAGTCTTTGGTCGTCTTTCTCTCCTTTGTTTTTTTCTCAACAACAACTCCAAACCTCTATTAATTTCTTGAGGTTCGTCATCATTTCTCTTATTTAGAGGGTTTTCTTTTCCTTCCTGGTCTTTTTTCTCTTCCATATTTTACAGCATCCTCAATAATACCATCCAAATAGTTTCTTATTTTTCT